CATTTGTATACAGATTTTCTAAATCTAAAATATAAAAATATCCCAACGCACACAACTACAAATGTTTTTTCTTGAAATCTCTAAAGTAGAAAAATCAACCTATAACAGTTTAAATTTAATTTTCACTATTTTACAATCTTTTACAATCTTTTACAAATAATGTAAAAGATTGTTTAAAGATTGTTTTACATTATATAAATGAACTGTCAATACTGTAAAAAAAGTTTTTCTACAAAGACTAATCTTACGACACACCAAAGGAAAGCAAAGTACTGTTTGAAGATACAAGGAGTAAAACCTGAAGCAAAGTATATATGTAAATATTGTGATAATGAATTTATTGTAAAACTTGTGTTTGATAGACATATTACATCTCACGAAACAAATGAGGAATTTATGAAGTATCAGTACGAATTAGAAAAACTTCGCTATAAGATTAGAAATTATGAAGAGATTATTAATCTCAAAGACAACACAATTGAGAATCAGAAAGAGCAACTTAGTGAAAAGAACTCAAAGATAAGTGAATTGGAGCAACGTCTTGAGAATGTAGCAACGAAGGCTGCAACAAAATCTACTACGAGTACGACAGTGCATAATACAGTAAATTACGTTCAGATTCTAAAGAATAAGCCACCTTTAACTCATTACCATCAGCAACTTTGGTTGGATGGTATAACAGAGGAGTTAATAGATGATGTAGATATAGGGAGAGCGTGGGGAAATCATCTTTACAATACTATTGGAGATGCGACGCATCTTATAGATGATTCAAGGAGAAAGACAGTTTCAAAGATTGGACTTGAGATTACAGATGAAGATATTAAAGGTAAGATAGAAATAAGTGAAGGGTTGAGATATTTCAAGGATTACGGGTTTACAAAGACACTCCAGTTTCTTTGTTTTAAATATCCAGAAATAAAACAAAAGATAGTACAGTTGGATAGAGTTGGTGAATTAACACAGGAGCAGTTGATTCATAGGAGTAGGTTGGTGAAGATGATGGAATCTGTATCAGAGGGTGAGATAAATGAGGATATGGGTTTGGCGGTCAAGCATTATATAATAAATAGTTGTTAAATAAGAAGGAATAGTAAATTATTTTATTGTATACAATAAAATATGAGTGATAATTTTACTATAAATCCTTGTTTATCTTGTCATAAGAAATTTAAAGATGGTAACTATGATGTGAATAATATAAACCAATGTTGTTACGAAACTTTAGATGCGTTTCAAGGAACTGGAAGCGTTAATTCAGTTAGACGAAGTGAAGCAGCAAAAAATTGTGTAGAATGTGTAAATAATGCGATAAAGAATTCAGGGAAAGATCCTTGTGATTTAAGAATTTCTCCTCCGGCGTTATGGGGAAATGTTCCTCATTTCTTTCCAAGTTTGTTGAATGAGACGAAGGATGTAAAAAGAGCGGGAGATGAGTGTAAGAAGATGTGTTTGGGAACGAGTTATCCTAATCAGTGTGTTGAGAATTGCGATACGGATATGAATGCTGTTGAGATGTACGATGGGAAAGAAGTAGGGGAAGTTACTGAAAAGAAAGTAACTTACCAAAAGTTATCTAGTTCTAAGTATGAGAAGAGTAATAAAATGGTGTATTATATATCAGTTGTGATTGTTATAATTTTGTTGTTGTTCTTAGTTTGGAAAATGTATAATTAATATTTTAAAAATATTTCTTCTAATAAAATGTATGGAAAATACTCTTTAACAAATATGGTAAAGGAATATAGAAATAATAAATATCTTATTAATTCTTACTTGAAAGGAAAGTCTATTGAAGGATTCAATGGTAATAAAGGAACTGGTTTAGTTGGTGTTTTAGGAGTTTCTTCTTTCGTAGTGATGTTTGTGTTTATTCTTGCGGTTTGGGCGTATGCCGTGTATTCTATTATAATGCAGTGGGATAATCTTTCTAATGATTTTTGGAAGATTTTAGCAGTGTTGGGTTTGATTACACCGTTAGGACCTCTTGTAACACTTCTAGCTATTTGTTATGGAAGAAGTGGGTATAGTAATTATAGTAATTACAATAAGTATTAATGAATGAGTAAAAAGAAGATATTATTTTAGTAGGAGTTAGCCTTTCCCCAATATTCCCAAAGTGCGTAAGAGACTAGTGTACCTACTATAATACCAGCAGCAGAGTATTCGTATTTTTTATCCTCCTTGTCACCGTACCAGTACCCGCCTGCTGCTAGAAAGAATGTTAACATTATGTAAAATGCGTAGATTTGATTTTTGGGATAAGACATATTTTTATTGTTTGAAATATTTTAAAATTGAAATATTTTAAAATTGAAATATTTTAAAATATTTCAATAAGAATGTAAAATGGAAACTCAGTATACACAAGAATATTTGTTTTCTAAAAACATTAATGAATTGATTGAAATTTGTATAGAACTAAGAATAAATAGGTTTAATAATAGAAATAAACAGAGTATTATTAGATTAATTTTAACAAACCAAAAAAATCAGAGGGTTAAAATTAGTTTATTTAATAAAATATCTAAAAAATTTATGTTTATATTTTGTGATAAAAAGAAGGATGTTAGACATCCTTCTTTTAATGATGTTGAAGAGGAGGATGATGATAAACAATGTGTGATTTGTTTTAAGAATAAGAAGATATTAGCTGGTGAGTGTGGTCATCTTTGTTTATGTGGGAATTGTAGTAAGAGTGTTTGGGAGCAAAAGGAGTCGTTATGTCCAATATGTAGAAATGAGTGGAAAAAAGTAAGGAAGATATTTGTATAAAACTATTAGCATACCTATTTAACATACCCATTTAGCTTTACAAGCAACACATTCAGCAAAGATTGAAGTTCCTTCGTCACTACTACGTACTTGTTTAGCAAAGGAAAATACTCTTTTACTTCCACAATTACATTGTAATATTCCTTCTTCTATTTCGAACGGTTTCATGATGAAGTCGTCTTGTTCTCTAAGTCTGAAAGAAAATTCATCGAAAGAGGAGTGGTTCCAACCTAATTTTTTTGATTTGATATTGGCTAGTGTGGATTTGAGTTTGTTTCCTGCGAGGATATCTCCGATAATTTGGTATAGATATTCGTTGTAGTTTTCTTCAACTACGTCTTCGTCTTCACTTGATGAGATCGCTGCTTCAAAGATATACTTTTCAATAACTGTTATATTTTTTATAATATTCAGGATGGTGCCGAGGGCAACTTTTCCATTTTCACGAAGAGGGTTAGTGGTAGTCATTTCTAATTTTTAAAACAAATTTGTTTTAAAAATTCAATTTTAAACCGACGATTTGTTTCTATGTTATAATAAATAAGATGAATAAATGGTTGAAGATATCATTCATATTAGTATGTATTGGTTTTGTAATATGGTCGATTACATATCAAGTAAAGGAGAATATGTTACAAGATGATCCTAAACTTCGTGAATTGAGAGGATTATTTGAGACAGTTTTCTATAAAGGTAGAAAATATACCGGAGAGCTTGAGAGACTTAATAATAGAGATCTTATGAGTGAAATAGGTCTTTATAAAGGTAATAAATCTTATTCTATAAACAAGGAAAAGGTTTTTTTATGTTTGAAAGATGAGAAAGGGGAGTATTATAATAATAATATTTTGGTGTACGTACTAGGTCATGAAATTGCCCATTGTGTAAATAGAGATAATATTGGTCATACTCAAGAGTTTCATGATATATTTGAGGAAGTATTAGAGTTAATGGCTAAAGAAGGGATTTTTAATCCTTCAATTCCTATACCAGAGACTTATTGCACTTATGATGATTAAAGATAAAATTAATTTTAAAAATTAATCTATATTATAAAATGGCAGAAGAACAACTTAACCAACAATTATTTGACGCAATAATGGCAAATAATTTAGAAACCACTACAGAACTTATTAATAACCAAGGTGCTACAATTGAAGGAGCAAGAAGGATTATTTCCGGCTTTCAAGGAGCACCAGAAGAAATATATGCACTTTGGGGAGCTGTTGAACAAGGAGAATCATATCGTGATATGATTAGTTATTTATTCATGGTTTTGTCTGATATAGGGCATCTTCAGGAAGATAATGAAGGAATACTAAGACCCTATATCCAATACTCATATTCATACGCTCATCCAGATATTAGACATGAAATACGGAACGCTATAATAGGAGAAGGTCATATAGCTACTTCTGCAGAAATGGAAGCAGAAGCAGAAGAAGAAATGGAAATAGAAGGAGAAGATGAAAATGTATGGGATAGACAAGTAAGTTTTTCAAACATATTAGAGACTCTTGGATTACCTTCTAATGCAGAAGCAAGATACAATAGAAGATATAACAGAGAATATGGTAATCGTGTAAATGATATTGTTTGTACTATGGGTCAAGACATGATTATGTTAGAACAATTTAACGACCGATTATTGAGAGCTCTTCAGGAATCAGATACGATTGGGTTTGTTCTTCCTTCCCAAGGAAGAAGAGAGCATGTGTTGTGTTATATAAAAGAACAATTACAGCACTATTGGAATGAAAAGGTTAATACTTATAGAGGTGTGATTGCTAACAGTCAGCAAGAATACGATATTAAAAAGAATGACCCAGTAAATAATCTGTATTTTATGAATTTTGATCAACTTCCAGAAACCTTTTTTCTTCTTGATAACGCTATTCTAGTTTCTCAAAGTCAAGCTAGACTTTTTGTAGTTGTACCATCAGCTGTTAGGTTTTGGGATACAAATCCTCCAAGAGTAGGTGCGTATCACAACGCGTATCAAGAAGGGGAAGTTGTTAATCTTATAATTCCAGTACAATAAAATATAACTTAAATATGTATTTTATATTATAAAATGACTTGTCTTGTTCTAAAAGAAACTTTGAAATTATTAAAGAGATACACAGTTTTTGCTCCGTACAAATATACACCAATGGCTCTTCAAAAGTCTGCAGATATAGAAATATTTAGACATATTTACGGTCTAATTCCAAATCCAGTCTATACTCATAACTAAAAGTATTATTTCATTTCAAGTATGAGTGTAAAGAAAGATTATGAGTATTACAATAATATTGCAAGCGAGATTCGGGAGATGGATATGATAAAAATTACAAGTTTATTACAATGTAGAAATTTTATTAATTTATATTAATAAAATGTATAACAATCGTTATTATAGGTTCTGGACTACGCTAGTCGTATACATCCATCTCCCAATTACTTACTTGCTGAGATCCAGTCAAATAGTTACACATTCTCTACAAAAACAAGGTACTTAAATGCTTGTAGTTGGGACACGACGTCTGCTAGATCATCCCTCTTACTTGCTTTTGTAAGCAGTTCCAAACTGTCTTCATCACCTCTTTCTGTAAAGATTTCTTTAGCCTTTACAACAGTCCATTTTTTACGTGCTGGTTTGTCTATTGCTTTATATGTTACTTTACCAGTTTTAGTTTTTTTCTCAAGTTTTTCCGCTCCTAAAACTTGAGTTTTATGATATGCTGGAAATTCTATAATTGTTTTGAACCTTGAATACATAAAAGTAAAGTATGAATAGCAATGTTGTCCCAATTTCAAACAAAGGGTATTATGCCTTTTTCCAAATGACATTTGTTGTTCAATAACAAAGTAAGAGCATTTATCAAAATATTCTATATGTTGATCTAATAAACTGTTCATATTGTGATATGTTTCAGTATCAATATATGAACCTTGTGCACATCCTTCTGTCAAGTCAGAATTCTTGTAAAGTATAGTTCTTCCATTTCTATAGATATTTTTAAGAATTTTTTCCATTTTAGGAGTTGTTGTACCGTTAGGATTGTATCTTTCGGTTTTAGGAATATTTTCTAGAGATAGTAAAGTATTTCGGTCAAATTCTTCAATATAGAAAGCAAAGTTTTTTTTACCTATATCTATGCTTACAGCCCATATTAAGTCTTGTTCTGTCGTCATTTAATATATTAATTTGTTGTTTTAAATTCTAATCTTACTTTAATATAAATGAATGAAAATAAGTCTAAATCAGGAGAACCTAAGAAGAGTTATCCTATCTCTATCCCTAAGTGTTGTTTTTATCGAAAACAACACCTTATTTGTTCCAAAAAATATAATTCGATTTCATGATACGTTTGAAGAGTTTTCCGAAACTTTCAAAGAAAGTATCAAAGAATATATGAGTAAAGAAGAAATTTTTATAGTTTTAGAAGAAGATAAAAAGGAGGAGGAAGATGAAGAGGAAGAGGAGGAGGAAGAGGAGGATGAAGATATATTTGAATTAGAAATATAGATTGATTTAATCATTTTTTTCCTCTTCCTTTTTTTCCTCTTCCTTTTTTTCTATTTGAATGTTGGGTTCAAATTCATCTATTTTAATATTAATATTCTCAATTAATACATCTGCATCGCAAGAAAATTTGATATCTATGACATATGTTTCCTTAAGATTTACAATTCCATTTTTAGCCTGTTTCAAATCTTTTATTAAGTTTATACACATACTTATATCAGATTGTTTTTTAGAATTTTCATAAATATAAAGTATATCAAAAATTTTTGATATAGTATTTTGTAAGAAATCCATAGTATTACCTCTATTATCTTGTGTAATAAAAGTTCTTGAAATTCCAGTAAAAAAACCGACAGATTGGACATAAAGGTACTTCGTATTCACTTTTTCACCTTTCTGAATCTTACCTATAAACTTAAGCCGACTTATAATTTCTGCTTCATTATTCATTTATTCGTAAGATAATATGTTTATATATCAACTTATTATCTTCGTTTAATATAAATGTTATTAATGTCAAGGGAGAAAAAACTTCTTCTAGTCTATACAGTCCTTGTGATTGTTTCATTATTTATGTCGATGTTCATAACTGAAAAGTATCCTTACAAGGAGGACTATGTTGTAAATAAAAGAATTCACGTTATATATACTTGCGGGGAAATTGAGCCTAATTTTCAAGAGATTTATGAGCAAAACAAAGAAATTGTTGGAGAATTTGATATCGATACTTACAATCCCTTACTTATATCTTCTAATATTACTCCAGAAGACTGGAACAAGATAGCTAGAGATATTGGAACTGTATATAGTGATTATGACGCATTTGTCATCGTACATAGTTCAAATACAATCGCTTATACCGCTTCTGCAATATCTTTTATGCTCGAAAATTTGGGAAAACCCATCATTTTTACTGATGGTGAATTATTGACTTCTCTGATAGTTGCGTCTAGATACAAAATCCCAGAGGTCGCAGTAGTTTCTGGAAAAGATATATTACGAGGGTGTAGATCTATAACATTGTCTGATACTAAAATTATTTCTCCGAATTATCCTTCTTTGACGGAAGAGACAAGTTTGAAGCCTTCACCTGATATGATGCAGGTAAAGTTTATGAATTCGAAGGTTAAGGTTGTTGTAGTTAAGGTGTTTCCTGGGATAGACGCAAAGTTTTTAACAAATATTGCTAAACAGACTCCGATTCACGGGATAGTGTTAGAGTTATATGGAGATGGTACTGCACCTATTGACGATAATTTTATGGAGGCTATAGCAGGTCTTGTAACTAAGGGTGTTATAATAATAAGTGTTTCTCAAACTCCAAAAGTACATAGGAGGTATATTACTAATATGGGTTTGTTGGATTCTGGAGTGGTGTCAGGTGGGGATATAACGACTCCTGCTGCTTTTGGAAAGTTGTATTATCTATTGTCTAGTGTGAAAAATAAAGAAGTAATAGAACAACTTGTTAAAAAGAACTTTAGAGGAGAATTAACTAATTAAAAATAACAGACAATTTTATATATTATTTGTAAATAATATATAAATAATATTATTACTTTACTTCTCACTCTTCAAAGACTAATTTAGGTGTGAATATAGACTTTATTTGATTTAGCATTTTTATACGTAACAATCTGAATTTATATTGTGATAAAACAAAGTCTTTTGGAAAGCCAGGAATGTCTTTGTAAGCAGGTAAAAGAACTTGATCTGCAGGATTTGTAAGTAACTTTAGATAATACATAAAATCTAAACGAAGCACATCTCTATGTATTGAAAAATAGTCAGAACTTTCAACCTTTACATATTGTTTTGCTGTATGTCCCCCGTTTTCAGTGATAACATACTCAAGTCTTGTTCCAGTATCAACTCGCTGTCCACGACGTTTCATTCTCTCAGCAAGTTGAACTTGTGCTGGAAGACACTTTGTATAATATTCATTCGGGTCCGCAGCGTTTTTAAGATTGAATTGTTGCGCTCTTTTTTCTGGTTCATTTGAAAGAATAGGGACAGTATAATCTCCTATTTTTGCTTTCTGAATCCCTTTTTCGTTTTCAAAAGGCTGAATTTCCATATTATTTGTGCTTCCGACTGCCTTTGTTACCGTAAAATCTTTATAATTAAATGTATTCGAACATAACTTGTTTAGTTCTTCTAATATAAAATACAACAAGTTATCCATATTTTCCCTGTTAAATATTTTTATAATAAGTTGTTCGTATAATTTTCTAATAAACATCGAGTTATCTCTTCTCGCTAACAATACTCCCTTCTTTCCAATCTTATCTTCAACTACCCCATCCCTATAACAAGACTTATACATATATCTCTTTTTCGTTAATATGAAAAATCTCCAGTAAATAACCTCCTCGAATGCAAGTTTCATCGGAGGTGGAAATAACTTTGAAACTTCTTCTGCTACATATTCAGCCCAATCCCAAGATTCTTCTGCTGTTTTAAGATGTGGGAAATGTATGTAATTACTATTATGAACCACTATCTGTCCTACTCCCGCTGCGAAATGATGATTTACTGTCTGTATATCGTAAATATACCCTCCCTCTTCTCCTTCCATTGGAACTATCTTCTTCACCGCATTTAAAACTTTTCTCATCTTCTTATCTGGTGTAAAACCAGTAAGTTTATATATATCTGGCTTATCTTCTCTTGTATTCACACTCACATTATATCCTAAACTTCTCATCAAAAAGAATATTCCAGCCGAACCAATACCTCCTTTATTTGTTATCATTAACGCCGGATCTTTTTTACTTCCATCTCCAGCATAATATCCCATAAAAAATGACTGTCTAATTCCTAAAGGAGCATTTAGAATAATATCAGGAACTTTCTTATATTTTCTATTATCATAAAACAATTCTCTATACTTCTCTACAAAATCTTTCAAACCCCCTTTATGCTCAAGTTTTAGAGATTTTTGTTTTGCTACTAATTTATACACGTGAGACGATTTCATTGTATCTAAAATTTTAAAGTCCATTTCAGATTCGTTACGTTTAAGAATATCCATACATCTTTCTAATAAAATAGTATCCTGTTTATTAATTGCCCATGTACTCTTCTTATAACCATCACCACAAACATATGTTCCACAAGAACCATCAGCGAAGAACACCCCCCATAAAAAAGCTAATTCTGCTGTTAAATCATTGTATTCTTCATCTTGTATAATATAATCTCTAATAACTTGTGATGTAAGTTTGTTATTATATATTGGTCTATCTGGAGTATCTTCTGGAAGAGGTAGTTCAGATATACATAATTTATCTCCTATATTTATTTCAAGAGGTGTAACACTTTCTAACGTATCTCTCAATAAAGAATGTTCATTAGAACAAGTAACTTCTCCTACATGTGTAAGAACACGGCTAAGAGGTTTCTTAATACCACATCTAACGACATTCACAATATTAGTGAAACCTTGATCGCTCCATATTTTATAACCAGGTTTTGCCTGAGATATTTCTTTGTTTGGATTAATACGAGTCCAGTTTCCATCACTAATTTCTTCAACAGTTTTATATTGTAAGAACGAATCGTTATTTATTAAGACTGGTGTACAGGCTGGTGTACAGTCCGTATCCCCATACACCAGTTCTCCCCCGTATTTTTCAGGGATAACTTTTGCGACTAATTCAATACTTTTACGACCCATATAAGTAGTGCACATTGCACCTGGCATAAAAGGAAGATATCCTTTTCTTACACCCATTGCACCATACATAGAGTTGGCAGATACTTTATAAGCAAGTTGTCTCTTATCAAGAACATTATTCAAAGTAATTAAATCTAATATTCTATCATCATTCTCATCGAGTCTCTTGATTTCGGCTTTATTAACCTTAATTTCTGCTCTTGTATGAGAACGAGCGTCAAGAAGATTCTGTAGAATCGTAGGTATTACACCCTTATTATCTTTTAGGAATCTATAATAACGTTTGGCACACATAGGAAATTTTGATTTGCTTTTAGTAATAATAGAGCGTTCTTCAGAATAGGGTTTAATTCCGAGAGTGAGTTCTGCGATTTGATCGTTAAACTCCTTCTTTCTTAGTGTATCTAATGTCTTGTCTCTTTTCGTTCTTAAGTTTTTTATTTTTTCCTTTTCTTTGTTTATTAAAACAGTTAGTTGTTCTTTTCTAATAATTTTAGGGTCATGTATACAAGATATGTGATCTTCCCATTCCATTACATGGCAAAGTTCATCTGGTATATCATCGTTTTCATTTACCAAAGTTGAAAAATCAATATTATACGCAATAATAGTAGTTGGATATAGAGATGCAAAATCAAACGGTAAAACACGATCATAAACACCAGGTATCGGATCAAACACATGAGCCCCAACATATCTCTCATCTTCCTTTGTTTCATAAACGTCTTGTTCTACAGTAATATTGTTATACATACAATACCTATATACTTGTGAATATACCTTAATTTGCTGACCTTGTGTATAAAGAGTAAATATTTGTGTGTTACAAGTTTTTGCCATTTCACAAAGTCCAATCCATGTTTGCAGTTTTCCCATTAATCTTACTACGAGAACACTATCTTTGACGCAATATTTCGCAACTATTCCCATTGCTTTACGTGCTCGATGTTCGTATTCTCCTTTCTCGTTTTTCTTAATTCCAATTCTATAACACTTAAAGATACCTTTAACTGAAAGGGGGTCTTTACTTTCTCCGAGAAAGAAGGTAGATATTGTTTTTAGTTTATAATTATCCATCTTGAAATCTCTTTTTATAAGGGGGAGAAGATCTACGTAAAGTCTTCCTTCAGAGTCAAGGAACTGAAATTCTTGAGTTCCATAGGCTGATGACGACCACTTGATTGTTTTTTCTTTTGCGTGAGCATATTTGTGGAAGCCTTGTTGATCGAAGTTAAAGATACACATATTCTGTTTTGCTCGTTCTATCATATATGGGATATCGAAACCTAGAATGTTATACCCAGCGATGATGTTTGGGTTTTCAGTTCTAATCAACTCTGTAAAACCTACCAATAGATCTGATTCTGTTTCAAATCTCTTGATAATCACTTCATTCCCTGTTACTTCTTGATCTGGATCTCCAAGAGATAGAATATACGAAATATATTCTTCAGTTGAACCTTCTCTTGATATTACACATGAGATCTGAAAAACTTTGTCTCCAAGTTTTTCTGCATTTGGCATTGCGGAAGGGTTAGTTGAATTTACTTCAATATCAAATCCCATTATTTTTGGAAGAGCAACTGTATTTCTCTCGAGTCTTTCAAGGTTTTTATATCTAACGATGAATTCACTTTGACAAAGTGTTAGTTTATCCTCGTTTTTGACTGGTTTTCCAGAGAAAGTAATCCAACCAGCAGATGGGATATCTCTTGAACAAGTCAGTTGAAGAATTGGGTCTGCGCTTTGCTCATGCATTCGTAGTTTTAGAACACCTAAACCGGATATGTGGACAGGACGTCTTATTTTATAACCTAATTGAGTAATATCTTCCTTGTTTGAAAAAGCACAAAATAAATAAGGAAATAATTTGGGTTTTCCTTTTGAATCAAGATGAGCACCATATAACTTTTTTCTGTATGCTAATTGTTTTATAATAGGTTTTTGTCGCCCTAGTAGATTGTCTAATTTCACAGCGAGAATTTGTGCCTTTGATTCACTCCATTGAATTCCTTCTGGTAATTCAATATATACAAAGGGTGTAAAGTTTTCAACTCTGAGACAGACGTTGTTATTCTGTTCGTCAAGACCGTATATTCTTATAGAAGTAACCTCCTTTTCCTTGTCATCAATATTCCATTGATATATAAAAAAATTATGTCTTTCCATTTTATATTTTTATACTATAAGGTGTCTCTTTTAATCATTTTTATTTTACAAAATATTTTGTAATGATAAATGATTTTAGGAGAGCTAATAACAAATATATTGGTTATAAATTTAGACAAAGACAACGAAAGGTTGGAACATATGGAAGAATCTCTAAAAGAATATGACTTGTATGATAGATATGTAAGAATACCGGCTATTCTTGGTTCTGATCTTACAGAAAGTAAGTATAAACAAACTTTTAATATGAGTACGGGAGCTATTGGCTGTGGTTTAAGTCATAAGAAAGTATGGAAATACATTATAGATAACAATCTTCCGCATGCTTTAATTTTAGAGGATGATGTAACTATAAATAATCTTATATTAAATTTGGATAATATTAAAGTTCCAGAAGACTGGGATATTATATATTTAGGATATCATACAAGAGATAATATTATTAATACATGCGAACGTGTATCTCCTATAATACATAAAAAAGGTATAGATAAGGTTGACAATCATGTATTAAAATATGGGATTAGTAATAATTATTTAGTGGGTTGTTATGCATATATTGTTTCTCAAAAATCAGCACGTAAATTATATAACGATTATAATCTTCAGGATCACATTGATGTATATATACCAACAGAGGAATCTACAAATATGAATATATATCTAATAATACCAAAACCAATTACACATTGTTACCAGTTTGGAAGTAATATAGAAAGATATTCACAACGTGATAGTGATAACTTAAAGTATAAAGAATCTTATTATAATCTTATTGTAAATAATAATACAAATAATTCATTGTTAGTTTTAAAATTTAATTATTTTTTAATATTTATCTTTGTTTTTCTAACTATAATATCTGTGAAAAAGAAAAGATATAAAATAATCCCTTTTTTTATTATTGGGATTATTGTATGTATATTTTTAATCACACGTGTTAAAAAACTAAAGGGTGAGTGGTATTCTAAAATAGATAATTTATTCTTGGAAAATAAAAACTTTATAACTAAAAATACTTTGATAGGAAAACGAGGATCTTATTTTGATCCTTGGGCTAATGTTTGGTCTGAAAAAGGAAAAACATTAGCCCAAGGACTACTTGAAAAGATATCTATTGTATGTAAAGACTATAATATAGAATGGAGTATATTTTATGGAAGTATGATTGGTTGGGCAAGACATAACAAGGATTCTATACCTTGGAACGATGATATAGATATTGTTATACCTGAAAAGTTTGAATTTATTATAAAAGATATTTTTAAAGATGATTTTGAGTTTGGATGTTGTTCTAACCCAGATGGAGATAAATATAATTATTCTAAAATATACTGGAAAAATAAAGGAATACCTATACCTAATAAATTTAATTGTAATCAGAATGTATCTTGGCCTTTTATAGATATATTTTTCTATAAACATGAAGACAATACTATGAAAGTTTCTTTCGACAAAACGATAATACTACCAAGACCTGTTGAATATATTCAAACTACATTCATGGGAGTTCCAGCATCTATTTTCAAAAATTATAAATATATATTGTATCAACTATACGGACCTTTGTGGTATGATACATGCAAATCATCTTCTTACAATCACAAATTAGGAATACCAATCTACAAACAAAATAGGAAAATAGAAAGATGTTCAAATGTTATAATAGACCCAGATTACAACCATGATAATATCAAACAGATGAATAATCCTTATCTCAATTCACTCTTAGTTGCTATATCAAAGAAAAATAATAAAATAGATTATAGCGATTCCTCATTGTTTAATGAGAAAGCCGACACTTCTTCTGTTTTTGAAAATGTATGGGTTATAAATCTTGATAGACAACCTGAGCGTTGGGAGCATGTAAATAAAGAATTAAACAAAATAGATATTTATCCTAAACGTTGGTCAGCGACTGATAAACAAAATCAAGAATTTAAGAATTTTTATGACCATATTAATTCTCCAAAGATTTCTTCAGGAGAATTAGCCTGTTATATGTCTCATAAAAAGTTATGGAAGAATATTTATGATTCTGGAGTACAGTATGCTATGATATTTGAGGATGATATAGTGGTTGCAAATGGTGTAACAAAGAAAAATATTGAAGATGCTTTAGATAATAGTGTTGGATTTAATATAATATTTATTGGTCATTGTTCTTCTAAAAATAAGAATTTTGATGATGTGGAAACAAAATTGGGTACCGCTCAATGCACACATGCTTATATAATAAGTAGAAAAGCAATAGAAAAACTTTTAAAATTATCTAATAATTTTTCAGTTCCTATTGATACTATTACTTATGATATGTGTAAAGATAATATGTGTTTTATATCAAAGCATGTTAAGACACTAAACACTTTTGCTAGTGGTATTATTCACCAGGATAGAATTGGAGTTGAAAGTAATTTAGAAGCTGACAGAAAATCTATTTTTAATTTTTTGTAAATAGAGTTGGTTTTATGTATAAATAAAGAAAGTATAAAGAAAAAAGAAATATTATAAAAAATGAAAAGAAGTTCATCAGTCGCTCTTTGTACCAGATCAAAGAAACCTAAACTAAAAAGCGGACTAACTACAACTATAAAACCAAGGTCATGGGTAGCAGCTACACATGTTTATAATTATATGATAAACGATCCACTTGTAGATTGGCTTAAATTAAGTTCTAGATGCGGAGCAAGAAATACTTTTAGTTTTACAAATTTTATAATGGACCACGGTATCAAATTTGAAACCGAACTAGTAAAATATATTAACAATAATCGTATCCCGGTAACAACAGTATCTAAATATATCAACACCGAATCTTGTCAAAAAACTATAGATCTTATGATGTCTGGAACCCCTGTTATCCACTCCGCACCAGTAAAAAATAAACAAAACAATACTGGAGGTGTAATCGATCTTCTTGTTAGAAGCGACTATATTGAAGATCTTGTAGTTGAATCTCCTATTACAGATATTGAAAAATATATTTCTGCACCAAAATTAGGTAGAGATTTTCATTATGTTGTAATTGATATTAAATATTCCACTCTCCCCCTTCGATCAGATCAACGTCATATTCTAAACAGTGGAAATTATCCTGCATACAAGGCTCAACTATGGATTTATAATCAGGCAATTTCTAGAATCCAAGGATATCTTCCAAGATACTCATTCATTATGGGAAGGCGTTGTAAATATACAACTAAAGGTGATTCCAATATCGAATATAATTGTTTGACAAAATTAGGAGTAGTTGATTTCGAAGGTGTAGACAAGGATTATGAACATAGAACAAAAAAAGCAATACAATGGGTTAGGGATATCAGTCATAATGGAAGAGAATGGATAATTGATCCTCCTTCAAGACCTGAATTATACCCAAATATGTGTGTCGATTCTGGAATATGGAACAAAGAAAAAGAGAATATAGCTGATAGATTAGGGGACATTACTTCTATATGGAACTGTGGTGTGAATAATAGAAACTTTGCTCTTCTTAATGGCATCAAGTCTTGGAGAGATCCATACTGTACAAGTTCTAATATTGGCATGAATGGTAAGAAAGCGCCTATCGTTGATAAAATACTATCTATTAATCGACAGAATAAGGATAAGATTTGGCCAAAACGACTTAAAACAGACATCTCAAAAATTGGAGAAGAAATGTTTGTAGATTTTGAAACTCTATCAGACGTCTTTTCGGATTTCAGTAATCTTCCCAACCAAACTCCAATGGGTATGATTTTTATGATAGGAGTAGGATTTATTGAAAATGGAAGATGGGTCTATAAAAGTTTTACTTGTACAAAACCCACATACGAAGAAGAATACAGAATTATGAATGAATTTTCTGAATTGGTAAAGAAACGAAACAACCCTCAACTACACTATTGGCATGCTGAAAAATCGTTCTGGAACTCTGCAGAAAGTCGTCAAATTAATCTTGATAACTGCAAGTACTTTCAATGGACTGATTTGTGTTCTTTGTTTAAATCAGAACCGATTGTATTGAAAGGGTGTTTCAAATTTGGTTTAAAAAGTATAGCAAAAACCATGAGAGAACATAAGATGATTACATCTTCCAACAACAGTGATTGTGATTCTGGAATGACAGCGACTGTTAAGGCATGGGGATGTTATCAGAAAACAGATAAACCGTTTGATTCCAAAGAACTAAAAGATATTGAAAAATATAACGAGTTTGATTGCCGTGTATTATGGGATATTATTGAGTATCTGAGAATCAATCATTAAAATATACTTTAATCATTTTATAATAATTTATTATAAAATTTTTACGGTCTAAAACGTTCACATAATATTTCTTGCTATGGTGCATAAGGATTTCTAAATTCCTGAACGCTTAAACCAATACCAGCTAAACTACCTATAGTGAATAACACCCCACCTGTTAAAGAAACTTTGACAATAGTTTTACCACGTTTCTTTTCATCTTTTACCATTTGTTTTCTGTATGTTGTCCAGAATATTAGCATTAATATTATATTAATTAAAGTCCATAAATAAGTATGAAACATTTTATTTATATAAAATATAATTTATTATAATTCAAAAATACAATCTTTTATATTTTTCTAAAGTTTTATCTCTTGTAAAACAGTTTCCATAAGTCCTTTTAAATGAAACCTGAAATGTAGTAGACGCATCATCCCACGTAAAAAACTGCACAAAAAATATTGGAAACCCCTCATAAGATAAAGAATTAATATGGTTAATATACCATTCCACATCTCTTCCTTGTTTGTGTTTTATATTGTATTCCTTTTTAATAAACATTTTAACAGGTCCATCAAGATCAAATACTCTATCTATCCAGTGATTACCTATAGATACTAAGTAAATACCTTCAACAGAAATGATTGCATGAAGAATAGTTCCATTTACTTTCACAGATGCCAAAAATCCTATATAATCTTGAGATGAAGGCCATCCTAATTCAACATTATTTCTACTATAAGCTTCTACAGGATGTGTATGAAAATTGTATAAACTATTAACAATATTAACTCCTTGCTCTTCTCCAGATATCATAGATTTTTTATTAATTTCCAAACTAAATACAGAATCAACTACAATTTTGCTTAATTTAAACGATCCCGCGATCTCTTTTTGAGATATACTATTATCATTATTTACAGTTGAACCAATGTTTGACATTTGTTTTAAATGCTCAATAGTTTTAGGAGATAACTTTAAAGATATTTTACAATTCTGCTCTTCTCTTCGTCTAAATTGATACAGTACATATAAAGCCTCATGAGAACTTGATTGTTCGGATATATTATTGATTTTTAATAAACAAAGACCATAAGTTGAAAATGTGTACCCAAGAGGACTTGTTCTACACATATATGGATTTTTAAACCCAAAACTAGTGTAATTTTCAATTAAATCTAATATGTTTAGATTTTCAACTGATATCCCAATCCACACATTAACATCATTAGGGATACTTGACAACACACTATCTATCATATTTTTTGTTAAAGAACCTTGTATTCCCATAATTTCACATACTTTTTTTCTTCTATCATAAATAAACCATGCATACTCTGATATATTTTCAACAAAAGAAATAGTATTTATATATTGTACCCTTCCTATACCTTTTTCAACTTGATTTAACAAATCAAGTTGTAATTTCGGTATAGTTAGAATAAGTCCGGTGTTATATTTTTTATTAGTTTGTACTGGTTGAATTATATTCAATAAATTAACAAGATTATTAGGTCTTACAATTTTGTCAAAATCTATTAACAAAATTCTTTTATATTCCATTTACTTTTATAAAATAATTATTTTTAATATAGATATATATTAAAAATGTCATTTTCTATGCGTGCAAGTCTTGCAAATAATGGGTTAAATTATAATAATTTAGCCAATGATTCTCAAAAACCTATTTATGATGCGGGGGGGATTCAAGGTATTAATATTTCTACAGCTGCACCACCTGCTGATGGAAATATTTTAATATATAAACAAACAGATAACCTATGGGAATTTAGTCCTGGTGGTGGTGGTGGTGGTGGTTCTACTGGTTATACTGGTTATACCGGTTATACCGGTTATACCGGTGCTGCTGGACCTACTGGTGCTGCTGGTGCTGTTGGGTCTACTGGTGCTGCTGGTGCTGCTGGACCTACTGGTGCTGCTGGTGCTGTTGGGTCTACTGGTGCTGTTGGTGCTGCTGGACCTACTGGTGCTGCTGGTGCTGTTGGTGCTGTTGGACCTACTGGTGCTGATGGTGCTGTTGGTGCTGCTGGACCTACTGGTGCTGATGGTGCTGTTGGTGC